CAAGGTTCTGGTAATGCTTTAATTTGGAACGAAGTTGACACAGGTTCAGCACCTATAGATCCTCCAGGTTGGCAAGAGGTGGCTGCATAATGAGTTTGACACGAACTCATATTTTTAATAAAATGAATACATAAGGAATAAAAAATGGCGAACTCAACATCAGCTAACCTAAAACTTACAGTTCAAGCAACCGGTGAAAACTCGGGAACTTGGGGACAGATTACAAATACAAACTTATTAATTTTAGAACAAGCTATCGGTGGCTATAGTACATTTAATGTAACTAATGCTAGTAGAGCTTTAACTTTCTCTAATGGCGCATTATCAAATGGTAAAAACAACGTATTAAAACTAACAGGTACTTTAGCTGGAAATTTAAATATAACTGTACCTAACTCAATTGAAAAAACTTACATAGTTCAAGATTCAACTGACCACGCTGGAAATACTTTAACTTTTAAAACTACATCAGGAACAGGAGTTCTTTTATGCGAAGGAAATTGTTATATTTTATATTCAGATGGAACTAATATAGTTAAAGCAAACGAATACAGAAAATGGAGAGCAGTATCTGCAGCTGAAACAGTTCAGGCAGGTGCAAAACTTTTAGTAAACACAAACGGTGGAGCCGTAACTATTACCCTTCCAGCATCTCCTGCTACAGGGGATGAAGTCGCCTTTGTAGATCAAGGTTATGATTTTAATTCTAACGCATTGACTGTTGGTAGAAACTCTTCTAATATAGCTAACGCAGCATCTGATCTTGTAGTAAACACACAAGGTGCAGCTTTTGCATTAGTATTCTCAGGGGACGCTACAACAGGATGGACTTACACGGAGAAATAATATGTCAAATTACGAAGCAACAAAATACGATTTTTCTGGAGCAAACCTTACAGGTATCGAAGGAATTCCTACGGCAACTATTGTGCCATGGTCTTCTTCTTCAGTGCCTACAGGTTTCTTAGAGTGTAACGGAGCGGCAGTTTCAAGATCTACATACTCTGCATTGTTTGCAATTATAAGCACAACTTATGGGGCAGGCGATGGCGCCTCTACTTTCAATCTACCTGACTTACAAGATAATATTGCAATGGGTAAATCTGGAACCAAAGCTTTAGCATCAACTGGTGGAGCAAATACAGTGGCAGCTTCGGGGACAGTTGGTGGTACTACAGCTAATGCAACTTTATCAGAAGCTCAACTAGCTTCTCACAGTCACTCAGGCGGTGCAGGTAGTATTCAGCTGAAAGGTCAAAGTAGTGCAAACGTTGTTGCAAATATTTCAAGCACAGGTAGTGCTGGTTCGGGTACAGGTCACCAACACAATATGAGTGCAACTTTTACAGGTAGTGCTACTTCAGTTTTACAACCTTATTTAACAATTATTTATATTATTAAGACGTAGGAGAAAATATGGCAACAAATGCAACATGGACAGTGATAATGGACGATAAAAAAATTATCAAACAAAACGATAATTCTAGAGATTATCAAATTGTTGATGATGCTTTTTGGAGTCAAGGTAAATTTTCAAATATTTGGGCTATTCAATACGGAACAGCAAATCCTAGTGATACCGTAGAATACAGAGACGGAACTCCTCACTCTAGTTGGGAAGACGCAAACCTAGGTGACTTTTCGGATTTTACTACTAGATGGGACGCAGCTCACTTAGCTCAATTACAATCTGATTGGGACGATAATAATATTGAGGGCGAAACTTCAGATGACAAAGTTGCTAGACTTGGGGCTAGACCAACTTCTTATTCTTCATAATATCTACAGCTTCTTAAACTGAATTATAACAGAAAATCTTTTTGATTTATCCTCTGAAGCCCAATTCATTGGAGAATGATAAGCACTAGATTCCCATATAACTACTCTATTTTCTTTAAAACCTACATGAGTATTTAATTCATACTTTTTATTTTCTTCATTAAAAATATAAAAACCAGTTCCCTTATGTAAATTGTTATTTCCTTTTATGTAAATAATAGCTTGATAGTCACAAAAAATTTCATCTGAATGCGGAAGAGCTATACTAGTTGCTAACAGAGTGTAAGAAGAAAGCACAACTTTAAATTTTTTATTTAAAATTTTTTCTATTTTGTCTTTTACAATACAAGTAATTTTAGGATCTGTAGGATGGGAAAACCATACGTGTTTCGGATTATCTGATAGCATATTTCCTAAACCATCATACTGTAAAGTAGGTAATGTTTCTTTTAATTTTTGAAAATCATTTTTATTAAAAAAATTATCTTTGATATGTATATCAAAATTATTTATCATTTTTAATTATCTCAACATCATCCAAGAGGTTAAAATATATTTTTCACCAGATAAAGGAGAGTTACCTCTATGCACATAGGGAAAACCCGCTGGCCAAATAACTATTCTTCCCTTTTTTGGTTTTACTCTTTTTGAAAAATGTAAAAATTCTGTTTCTCCACCCTCTTCAACATCATTTAAATATATACTAAAAACAAAAGCTCTGGCTTCATTATCAAATCCTTTACCATGTTCAATATGCCAAACGTGGTATCCTTCAGTGGGTAAAGTTTTTTGAATTTTTAAAGCGGTAAAATAAAAAGGAACTCCATAAGCATTATCGCCTCCCGTATTTTTAATATAGTGACTCCAAGCTAGATCAAAATTTATCATCATTGTTTTTACCTCTTCCCACCATAAATCCATATTACCTGATGCTGCAAAAAATTGTTGATCTTGTTTTTGTAAAACAGATGCTTTTTCAAAAGCTATTCTATTAACAGTATTATTAAATTTATTTTGATCTTCAAATAATTTAATCGCCTTGTCACATTCTTCGGGAAGAATGTAATTATCATAAATTCCAATAAAATTATCTATATTGACTGTTTTGTCTTTCATTTAATTTCTCCTATTGTAGGTTTTTTAAAGTAATGTCCCTCATAAATTTTATTTAGTTCAGGGAAATAAATAAGTTCAAAATTTAAATATACATTAAAATTACGATCTATAAATAATTTATTTAGGTCTTTAATCTCATTAACTAATGGCTGACCAGCAATATTTAAAGATGTATTACCTAAAATAGGGACATCTGTTATTTTATAAAATTCATGTATTAAATTATAAAAATTAAAATTTTCATTTCTTTTTAAAGTCTGTATCCTACAGGTATTATCAACATGAGTTATTCCAGGTATATTAAATTTTTTAACTTTAAAAACATAAGACATGTAGGGAGTTTCTTTTTTTGATTTTGTATCAAACCATTCATCTATTTTGTCGTATAAAATTGTACCTGCTGCAGGTCTAAACCATTCTCTTTCTTTTAATAAATTAATTTTTTCTTTTGCTGAATGATCTCTTGGATCAAATAAAAAAGATCTATTACCTAAAGCTCTTTTACCCATTTCATTTCTACCTTGATATATTCCTATAATATTTTTCTCTGAGATTAATTTTGCTACATCCTTAGGAACCACATTGTAACCCTCTGTTTTAGACAACACATTATAGTTAGGTAAATCACCTAAAAATAAATTTTTAATTTTTTTGTTAACAAATTTATTTTTATTAGAGTGCCATTGAGCTGCACCCATTGATATTCCACTATCATCGGCAAAAGGATCTACATATAGATTGGGACAAATATCTAATATTTTAGAATTTAAAACTGTATTCATAAACACTCCCCCAGAAACACATAAATTCCTATCTTTATTTTTTACGATATTTTTTACATAATTTAAAATTATAATTTCTAATTCTCTTTGAGCTCTAACTGATATTTCAAAAAGTTTATTTTTTTTATCTTTTTTACTGTGATAGTACAAGAAATCATAAAAGAATACTTGTTTAAATTGAAAATGATTAAATTTTTCTTTAAAAAATAAACATGAAAAGTTATTTAAGTCTTCGTCTCCATAACTAGAAAAACCCATTATAGACCCTGGTTCTTTTAATTTAAAAAGATTTTTTATAGAATCAAAAAAGTGACCTAAACTTATTGTGTTTATATAAACATCTCTACCCACTATTTCTTCATCTTCCGATTGCCACAATTTAAATATTTTTTTAAATTTATTTTTATTAAAATAATATAATGAAATAATTTCTGATACTAATTCTGTTTTTTTTTCTACGTGACTACCATGCCCGTCTGCTACTAAGACATATGATTCTTGTAAACCCGAATTAAAAAAAGCAGAACATGCATGAAAAAAATGATGTTTTTCAGTTTCTATAATTAAGTTCTCATACTTTAGATTTTTTTTATATAAAATATCTTTTAAAACATTAATAATAGATTCATTTTTACGGTTATAAGAAAATACAAAAATAATTTTATCAAAACATTCATCTTGATATCTTTCAAAAAGAAACGTCCAATTGTTGCTCTTCTTTTTCTTATCTATTCTTTCCGCTTCTTGATAATAAATAATTTCATTATTATCTATTTCACATATAGATGAGTTATGTGAATCATGTAGGGCTAATACTCTCATATTACTTCCAAATAGTCTTTTATTATGTTACTTTCATTCTTTATATTTTTAATATATAAGGCACTATATGCTACAAAAATTAAATTTCAAGGCCGGGTTTAATAAACAAGATACCGAATCAGGGGCTGAAGGTCAATGGACTGATGGTGATTTTGTTAGATTTAGATATGGTTTACCTGAAAAAATAGGGGGCTGGCTACAGTTAACCGCAGCTAATAAGACTCTCCCTGGTGCAGCTAGGGCTCAAGTGGCCTTCACTAGTTTTAATGGGGAAAAATATGCAGCCATTGGAACATCACAAGGTTTATTTTTATATTATGGAAATGATTTTTACGATATCAGTCCGTTAGATACAGCGATCACAGGGTGTACTCTTACTACTGTAAACAACTCAAACGTTGTCACGGTTAACAAAGGATCTCATGGATTACTTGTAGGGAGATATGTTACTTTGTCTGCTGTAACAGTGACTGGAGCTAGTGGATTTACAGCTTCAGATTTACAAAAAACTTATGAAATATTAACTGTACCAGATATCGAT